CTGCAAACGATTAAGTTTGCAGGCTTTTTAACTCTTATAAAAAGAGGAATTTGGTCGGTATGAGAGGATTCGAACCTCCGACCCCTGACACCCCATGACTCAAACAGAGTTTACAGTAACACTTTGTAAATAAACAAGTATATTTTAATAAATCACTTACTTATTACTGTGAAAATTTTGCCTAATTTTCACTAAGTACAAAACGTGCGCTTTGTGCAATCAATGGGTTACAGTTAGTTTCACCATAGATGCCAACCAAATTTCGGAATACTATTTTTCACTTGAGCAGTACTGGTGAGAGACGCTTTGTAGAAAATTAATCTTCGATACCAAGAATTTTTTTAAAATTAGAAACGTTCGATTTCTCAATTTGAACTGGTATAAACTCAGCACCTAAGAATTCTGCAATCCGAGTTCGATGCCGGCCATTCGCGAAACCAATGGTCCAATAAAGAGAGTTCTTGTTTAAAAAAACATCATCCTTATAAAGGCTTTGCTTTAACGTCCTGAGACTAAGTCCAATTCTAGGCATACACAATGGACAATCATCTGGCTCATGACCTTTTATATATTTCTCACGCTTAGCTATACTCCAGAACTCAGCAGATTCAATCATTTTTATTGGAGAGTCAAAACATAGAGAAATGAACTTTTTCAACGGCACGATCACAACTTCCCACTTTTCCGAAAATCGGTCAGATGGCATATCAGTTTTCCAAATTAAAAACGGATAAACTGCACCTTCTGGAAGTGGTATTTTATACAAATCCGCATTAATTGGTTCAACAAACATTGACCTAGCACAAAAAACTTCCATCTCACGCCCCTGCAGTTGAAATTAAAATAAATAATAACAGTCGCTTACACAAAAGTTATCACTGTTAACTAATTGATTTAATATTTTGCTCAATAGTAAAAAAAAATGCATGCCAAAAATCCTGTAGAAAAATATCGTCTGAACATATTTGAATAGATCTAGCCTCTACAATATCGATAAATTGTAAAGGTCCTAATTTACTCTGATGTAAGTCAGATATATATTGAGTCGCCTTTATTCCACCCCAATAATAAGCATCGCATTTATAGCTCTGACTGTAGGTGTATTTACACAGAAGTTCTGATATTAAATCAAATTTATTATTAGACACAACCACTCCAGAATGGAATTTCAAACATACCAATCATTATTAATTCAACACAGGCTAACAGATGCCTTTCAAATGGTAAATAGTCATAAAATATTTTTTTACGTATATCTTTAATGTTATACGCATTTATCAAAAAATAATAACTGACATTAAAAAACCAATATAAAACCAACGATAAAGACATATTAATCAAAAGCTTACCAATTAAAAACCAAGAATTAGAATGGATACAAAAATTGCAAATCCATAAACAATCCAGATAATTTACAAAAAATAATGATGTGAGTTTTAAATATTTTAAATATGCGAAATACATCCTAACAACTCATTTTAAAAAACTTATTTACTACCTAATAAGTAAATGAAGGTTAATATCTTACTTTATTTTGAAGGTTGTGTGGCCATTACCGAACATCGGTAACCGCCTTTGCTGTCACCTCTGGCGGTGACTTTATCAATAGACCACGCGCCAGCCATTTCGGCAGGGAACGAATCATTAAGCGTCATAATCCCTTCGGCCACCAAGTAAGGATCACCTGGCAAATCCAATCGGACACTAGAGCCCTGACGGTTAACTTTAACTAACTCAGCGCGGCAGGCTTGTTGAGCTATGTCTGCGCTTTCGTAGGCTTGTCTGAGCTTCTTAAATGGCTCTTGGCCATCGAACACTTCATATTCTTTCCCTGTAGTGGTATCGGTCCATTTTGCCTTAACGCCACTGCAGCTTTGCCGGCTAGGTTTGTCCAATTCACAGTTAATAAATTGTCCCGTGTCAGCAGGATCGTTATTGCCAGGGACGCCTATCACAATAGGCGGTATTGTCTGGCCTGTGATGGTTTTTACTTGCCCACGCTTAGCCAGAACATAGAGGTCATTCACCGGCTTGGCCACTGCATCTCGCTCTTTAGCTAAACGAGTTAAAAATGCGCTATCCGTTTCGTCTATTTGGTCAATGTGTGCCAGGGTAACGCTTTCAAACTCGGTTGCTACTCTTGGGCTAAACCCATGAGCACTAACAACTTGCCTAAACAACTCAGCAAGCGTGATGTTTTCAAATGAGCGGGTTCGACGTTCCTTAAACCTCGTCTTATCTTCAATTTGAAACGGCGCTGCAGTCGCAATTATGGTCATGCTCGGCGGATATAGTCGGGGCCTAATACGAGTGATCTTATAGGCCCCTTTATCAACTAAATTACCGTCGTAACCCTCAAACCACTGCAGCGTGGCACCCTCTTTCGGGAGTCCTGTCTGTCCAGCCGTATCCACCGTTAATGTAATTTGATCTGATTGAATACCCGAGGCATCAACTCGTTCCCATGATATTAGCCGGCTATTTATAATTGCCGCTCCTGGGCCACTCACTTTGACTTGAGGAATAAAACCTAATCCCATACGTTTACCACCTTGGCTGGCGCCTTATCTGTTAACTCTGGCAATGTGATATCGATGCCCGCAGGTAAAATAGGACCGTATTGCTCAAGACCAGGATTAAGCCGATAAAGTGCTTCTTCGGCTTCATCATCATCCCTTTGCATTTGCTGCCACAAAATTAGCGCAACTGAATCACCATCACGACTGCGTATTGTACTCACCGGCGTATTCCTCCAACTCAATAGAAAACCCGACCACAAATGCGGTACCGTCATCAATAATCTTGTCTTGCTTTTCTTGTAACCGCTTAATAGTCCACAGCCCCAAGTTTCGGCCATAACCGTCAGTCAAAACCAACGGCACGCGCCTAGCTTGTAATGATCGCAATTTATCCATGTTATCCATACCATCACCACGGAACCAAGTTCCGTTCACGCTGATATTTTCTAACGCTTGCCCCGTATTTTGGCTGATAGGTTTCTGACCATAACGAGGCACTGTTACCCAACCGCCATCACTGGTGCGCTGCAGTCCCTCGTAAGGCGTTCCCTTGCTTAGCGAAAACACAAAACCACCTAATGCCAGCATTTGCCTCATGAATCACTCCTATCAGATAGGCTGCTATCTGCCCTGGTTGCTACATCGTTATTACCTAGCAACATAGGACTAAGCTCTGCTTTCATTCTGGCCATAAGATCATTGCCAACATTTTGGTCATAGCCTGGATTGCCAGAAGGTGTGATCTGAATGACTGGGGAAAAGGTTATGTTGCGATTAACTTGCTCGAGCTGCTTGGTCTGTTGTGCAATAGCTGTTGGCGGTGGCTTGTCAGTCTTATCTTCACTGAACCAACCGCCAATTTTAGTGCCGGCCCACTCACCCACAGCACCGCCGCCAAAACCTCCTACGATTGAACCAATTAAGCCACCCACAGCAGTGCCAATAATAGGAACAACTGATCCCAATGCTGCTCCCGCCATTGCGCCAGCTGCTGCACCACCTAACCCACCAACCATGTCACCTGCAGTGCCACCTATTTGTTTTGAGTCACCGCCAGAAACAGCGGAAGCAAATCCGGCACCTTGAAGCAATATGTCTGCTGGTTTGAACAATTTACCCGCACCTTTGAGCAACGCGCTGCTACCGGCTGGAATCATATCCATAACGCTGCCAGCCGCACCGGCAATATCCGCCCCAGCCATTGCCAAGTCCCCTGCTGCAGCAGAACCAGACATCATAGACAACGCAGCACCACCACCAAGTAGCCCTGCCATGCGGCCGGCGCGACCACCAAAACGGCCACGCTTTGTTGGACGGGTACCTGAATCGTTAGAACCTGCCATAGCAAAGTCGGGCATTAATCCACTGGCAAAATCCCCAACGGTCCCTGCTAAACGGCTGGCGCCTGAGCGCAACCGACCTAAACGGCCCCTAGGGCGAGCAACACGACCACGGCGGCTCGTTCTACCTTCTCGACCATAACCGCCTGCACCACTGCCTCCTAAGCCGCCTAACTTGCGATTTAATCTATCAAGGGCTTTTGATGCACGATTAGCACTAACTGTTGTTGCATCCGTGGAGTTAGAAAGCCTGCCCATTTTCAAACGGTCCATGCCGTTGCCCATGGTCAGTTTGGCTAACTTGAATGCAATGGCGCCGGCTTTCACTACTGCAATAGCAGCAGCAACGCCAAGCAATCCACTGGTTAGTTTTGGGTTGGCCTCTGCAAAATCAGAAACAGCATCAACCACTGTCATAAGTGGCGGAACAACGGCATCGAGAACTGGCAGAAGACGATCACCTAACGTGATCGTCATACGGTCAAACTTCGCGCCCAATTGCGAGAGTAAATGCTCCCTCGTTTTAGAGCGATTGGTAAACTCATCGTTGACGCTGCCGGCGCGGTCAGCTTCTTTAGCTACTCGACCAAAAGCCGCAACTAAACCATTTTTGTCATCATCCATAGTGGTGACCAGTTTAGATACAGCACCTTTGATTTCAGAGCCAAAAAGCTGTGATATGACCGCGCCACGTTCATCAGCTGATACGTCTTGCAGTTCACGTAAAACGCCTAGCAAAGTCCCTTTAGCATCATCTTGCATGGCCGAGGCAAGTTCTTCTGGATCAAAACCCAATTTAGACAGCGCTTGCTTTTGTCCACCTGTTGCTGAATATCCAGCCGTTAACGCACCAGATATGTTTTTAAGTGCTGTAGATGCGGTTTCTTCTGTTGCACCACCTGCAATTAAACTTGCTGAGAGCGCCGCAGTGTCGTTGTAATTAAAACCGGCACCCATGGCTGTTGAGCCTTGGCGAACCATCACAGCGGCAATATCTTTAGCCTTAGCATTCATATTATTGCTGAGGTAGTTGGTTGCATCTGCAAGGTCTAAGGCGTTTTTCTGGGTAAGCCCCATAGCAGCACGCCAGGTCGCTAATGTAGACCCCGCTTCTTCTGCTGAAACGTCCCAAGCCACACTCATTTTGGTGGCATCGGAGGCAAACTGTAGTAATTGATCCTTTTCAATACCTGATTGACCTGCGGCGGTAACGATGTCAGCAATGCCATCTTGTTTTACGCCTAAAGTACCAGCCATCTTCATCATCTGACGGCGGTAATCAGCTTCTTCCTTATCACTTGAAAAGTTGACGACTTTCTTTACATCTGCAAACTTGCTTTCGTATTCAACAGAACGCTTACCTGCCATCACCATGGGAGCTGCCATTGCCGCAACGCCCATAGCTTCACCGACTAGCTCACCCTTTTGAGCATTTCTCGCATCGATGCGACCTTGCAAAGTTTGGACTTGCTTTAAATTACTAGCTTGCTTTTCTAATGCTTTATTTGCCTGGGCAGTCTGCTTTGCTAAACGCAGCTCCTCTGCCCCAAGTGCATTCACTTTTAAGCCGGCAGCACCTAAGTCTCGACGTAATCCGCCTAGTTCTTGAGATTGTTTGCCGTAAGCTGTTGTTAGCTGTGCGGTTGTCCGTTCTGCCGCTTTAAGCTCTGCAGCATGCTTTTTCGTCGCTGCTGCGCCGGTAACCTCTGCATTCTGTAACTGTTTAGTGTGCTCTTTAGCAGAGGCTAGCTTTAAACTCGTTTCATCTAAAGACGCTGAAACTTTTTTAAATCGCTCAACTAACTTTTGTTTGTCACCAAGAGTCTTAAGTTGATTGCTAGTTTCAACCGCTGCACTTCTGAGCTTTCCAACGCTCTTAGTGGCATCGTCCGTGGGGCCACTGAATTGGTTTACAGCAGATAAGATTATGGACGTTTTAGTTTGATTATCCGCCACGGCCTACCCCTTCTTTATGCCTAATTTTGCCGCAGCCAAGTGATAGCGGCGCAGTGCTTCATCAATGCGCCACCCCAACACCTCGGCTGGCGAAACGTGATAAACCAGCGGGATCACGTCCGTTAGGACTTCAACATCTTTTGGCGAAAGAAGTCCGCCGATTCTTCCAAAAAATCAATTAAACGCTCTTGCAATAAGTTCCAATCCGGCAAGCTCAAGCGTTCAAGTTCTGCATGAGAAAATCCTGAACAACTAGCACTAATAAACAAGGTGCGCTCCCATTCATCTTTGTGAGTGTCCATCAAATCAGTGGTGGCTACTGTCGGTGGGCGCAGAACATACGATGTTTTATCTTGACCATCGTCACCTTGGAACGAGTGAAGCAAAACGGGATCTGCAGACGAATCAAAACCGGCAATTAACGTGGACGCACTGGCATGCATTAACTCCAGAACAAAATCTCGAATAGTGTTGTAATCTGGCGTAACGAGGCTTTTAAGTTCTTTAGTGCTTAACCCTGTACTTGCACTAATACAGCCGCGCAATAAATCTGTGTCTTTACCTTTATGGATTTTGCTTAGTTCGCGGTGCTGGCCCATCGTTAATAAATTAATTTTTACGTTCGATAATTCCTGACCTTTGTCATCTTTAACAGGCCAAACTAGCTCATGTGCTTTAAGTTCAAACATTGCTTACTCCCAAATAAAAAAGGCCCACTCAAAAGAGGGGCCTTGTTATCACATCACTTAAAAAGTGTTATGCCATACCAATGTTGCGGCGGTGTTCAACCATCAAATCACCATTGCCTAAATTCAAAATCTGCGCGTTGCGATCAATCTCATAGATGATCTTACCGCTTTCAGTTTTCTTATAAGCATTGATCGCCATTTCTAAATCTTGGTCTGGCAGTTCACCCATTTTACTAGGCGACTCTGTGACACTAATAACTTCACCGGTAAGGCTATAAACGATAGCAAACTTGTTACCGTCTTCGTCTTGATGTGATTCTTTAACATCAACTTGGCACATTTCACCGGCCGACAAACCAAACGCAGAAAGCAACTCTTGGTTCGCACCCTTGACCTTGAACTTAGCGCTCATTTTTTCTAAGCCAACCATGATCTGACCAGGAATAAATGTGCCACCACGCGTGTCTTGCATGGTTTTCTTAATTTCGGGTGGAGTGAACTCATCCAACTCTTTTACGAGGGGCTGACCATTAATCATCCCCGCTCGGGTAATACGTGAGCGTTGTCCTGACATTACAGAACTCCTTCTAAGAAGGATTCGACAATGCCGGTATCCTCTATTAAGTGATAAACCATGTGCTCGTTTGGTGCAAAGCCGTGGTACTTAATCGCAATATGCCATTCACCATTACGATAGGTGTCAACATTATTCAATGTTGGATGCAAATACACTTGAGCCCCCATAATGGTTTCGTCCGCCTGCAGCGTCTTCAGCCAATAGTTGAGCTTAGTGATCTCTTGCTCCATAAAGCTCTTACTGAGATTACGCCCCATAGCACGTTGCGCGGTTGCAGCCAGTTTACGCACAATGGCATATTCAAGACCGACCTGAGAAACAAAGCGCCCCATTACGCAACGGTTGCCAATCAGTGAGAAACCACCCATTGACGTTCTGGCAAAATAAGAAATGCCGTTACGGTTCAACAAATCACCATTTGTTGATTTGTCCATGATGTTGTAATCAATAACACGCGCAGTGCCTTGGATTAGCGCACCCATACCACCCTTTGCAGGACTTTCCCACGCTTTCACTCGGGCAAAACACGATAATGCAATTGCCGCCGCTGAAAAGTACACGTTCCCTTTAGCTGCTTGGCTGTAGACCGCAACTTGAGGATCGACTAAGTAGAAAGACTCGTAGCCCGTTCCTTCTCCACCTAGGCTGTCAGAATAGGCTACAGCGGCGCTATCACTGGTATTTGGGCCGTCACCAACTGGGATAGCAAATAAACGCTTACCCATTGCCGCAAGCGCATCAGCAACCGGTTTAGTATTAAAGCCTGGTGCAGCAATATGCGTAGGCTTCTCTTGACAGTCAGCCAAAGCCTCAATACCAGTGCGCTGCCCTGTGATGGCATCTTTCTTACCAATTACATTGTTGGTAGCTGCAGCAGCATCTGCACCAGCTTCAACAATCACAACATAAATAGGTACAGATACTAAACGAAGAATTTCATAGCAGCTACGCCACAACGTACCAGTTTCGGTACCGGCTAAATCTAGTTTACCAACATCACCGTAGGTGACACGAATAGGACTGTTTTTAGGTAACAATGGATCAGCATCTGGCGCAGTTCCCACTAAACCTAAAACAACGCTACCCAAAGGCCCCATTGGTGGCGGGGCGGCATGACGTTCAATGCTGATACCGTTATGCACAAAAGAGGCAATTTCAGGCATTAGTTAACTCCTTTTTTTGCTTTGTCAGAGGCAACCACTTCACCATGATCTAAATGACCTGACAGAATTAAGAACTGTGCCTCACTTGGCAAAAGTTCGACTTCGGCATCAATTGCATGCCACTTTTTAGTATTAGGGCACTGATAGGCTTTAAGCACTCTATGCTTAAGCAGCCCAACTTTAGGTTTAATCGGATTAGCCATACGGCCTCCATAAATACAAAATCCGGCAAAGTGCCGGATTTTAGGTATAAAAAAACCGCCTTTAGGCGGTTAGTTATTCGGGTTTTACGGGCCAGACTATTTCGTCCGGATTATCTGTCGATTGGGGTAAATCACGCAAAGCCTTGCGATATGCAGCAAACTCGGCTTGTTTTTCTTCAGATAATGGTGCGTCAGACATTTGCGTCCAATCCGTTTCTTTTAGCTTAACAGCGCGGTTAATTCTAACTTGACTCCAAATCATATCTGTATCAATCATTATGACACCCCTCTGATATATCCACTTTCAGGTAAGCTAGGATCAATTTCGGAATCCATAATTGGTAAAAATGAAATACCAAATTGGGCGCTACTAAAGCCGCCTAAATATATAGAAATCAAATCTCCTTGCGAGTCCGTCACTGCATTGTGTGTTTGAATTAACTCCGGCTTAATAAAAATACTGTCATGAGTCAGATAATAGTTGACTCCTCCACCTCTCAACCAAACCCAGATAGACTGTGATTTGTAATGATTAACAACTTTTCCGATAAACTTATATGAATGATAATGATAAGAATCGAATGCATAGAATGGTACTCGATGTCCGTATGCGTCACCGATCGTTAGAATAGATGCTGTAAATGTTGCCGGAGGATGTTCAGGCGACAGCCCATCAATTTGTCCACGATTTTCATATAAATCAGGTCTGTAAATATTTAATTTGTTAACTGGACCACCGCGTAAAAAAATCCGAACTGGATAATATTTATTCCACTGGCCGCCTACCTTAATTTGAGTTGGAGTTTGAGTTTTATATCGTTCATCAGCAGATTCGATAAATTTATTAAAATCCTGCTTGGCGGATTCCACTCTCTGATCAATCTGTCCCATCTTGCCGGCTACTGTTGCAGTCATTTGATTGACCGAGGCAATTAGCGCCGCTGTTTCTTGCGTACTCATAGGTGCTCCTTTATACGCTGTTAATTAAATTAGTGCCGTTATCAAAAGCGGCGGTTAATTGGGTTATCAGGCGACTGAGTTCCTGATTGGTACTATCTAATCCGGTTTGTTTGGCGTAGAAAGCGGCAGCTTTACCATCGAACAAAGCGGCATCAGCGGCCTTAGCGCCTTTTGCCAAATACCTAGCATCGGCGGCAACTTTGTCGTACACATCGGCGCTGTTGGCCTTAGCGGCCAGCGTGGTGATAATGGTTCCAATACTGTCCTGATTACCCTTAAGCGCAGCAGCAAGCTCGTAGATAGTGTCCAACTCAGCTGGCGCCAAACCGATAAGGTTCTGGATAAGCTGATTAACTTCATCCTTGGTGTAAGTAACACCCTTGTCAGCCTTGTTAGCCAGCTCAGCTATGTTGACAGTAATTTCCACATCACCACTGCCGTCAAAACTCACTTGGCCATGGGCATCACCTATCAGGCTAAACAGCCTAGCGACCTTGAGCCCATGCGCGTAATCGGCGGTGGCTGCCAGACGATTAGTCACAGTCAGATAATCAATAGTGCCACCGGACTTATTGAGTTTGTTACGCAGCTTTCCGTCAATAGTGCCGAGCAATTGACTTAACTTACTCAGCATTATGTCTATTGGCGTTTGGGGGTCAGCCATGGTTACTCCTGAGCGCCAATGGCGCCAATATAATGATCTATCGTTTGACTCATGCCGCTCACCATCACAAGTTGATCCTGACTAACTTGGCTAGCCTTATCACTCGCATAATTGGCGGTTTGAACAGCTTGCTGCGCCATGGTCAGTACACTTTCGGCTACCGTCCCAACTGGACCTTGCATACCAATCGTTACCACGTTAAAGCGGGGTTGGCTAAGGTGCCTAAGCGTAACTAAATTACCACCCATATCGACACGCACAACTTGCCTCACTGTATGGCGCAATGTTATCCGCTCTAGTGTTTTCATTGCACTGCACCGACTGATAATGTGGACCAGCCACGCACCAGGCTATAAGCATCACCACTGGGAAATGTAACGCGCAACTCCCACCGCGCATCAGCCCAAGCGTCGAAGGTTTTACCGGCTGTTTTCATTGGCGCAATATGCACAAATATTTGGCCGTTAGCAGGTTCTGGCGAAGTAATCTCACCCGCAGCACTATTGCAATCCAGCAACAACTCATTCGCGGCATTGCGCACTTGTAACGCAATACTGCAGCCTGTGATGTTAACCGGCTGCAAACCGCCAGTATCACTTTCGGCTTCCCATTTCAGCGAGAAGTCAAAGGTGGTACCCGCCACTAATGGCAATTCTTGCTCGTCCATTAGAACCCCTTATGCCAGTTTCTTTTCCAAATCCAGCAGGCGAAACTCTTGTTTAATTTGCCGGTGCATAGTGTCAACTTGAGCGATGGCCATCTTAGTAAATTCTTCGTCAATTAAGATGTTGAGGTTTTCAGTGCCCACAACGACGGTAACCGTATTACTAGGCAGCGCCGTCAAGTCAAGCGTGAGTGGCTGAATACAGTGACCATCTTTAGGCTTGTAGTTCAGATTGGTATTAGGCGCAGAAATAACTCCAAACAAAGTACCACTGGCAAGCCAGAAGCCAATCTCACGAATAGGGTATTCTTGCGGACCACTGAACTTTGCTACCGCTTGTAAAGTGGAGTCTCCGGTGTCTTTATATTCCCCAAATTCAACGCGCTGTAATTCATTCTGTAGCGTTGTCTGGTCTTTATTCGGTGTATAGGCTCGGTCACCAACCGAAACCCATTGAAGTTCAGCTTTAATCCCTTTGGATTTGGCGCTGATACACTCATTTAACCCTTTGGTAGTGATAACTAATTTAAGTTCGTCCATCTGATTACCTTATGTTACTGCGCTCGCACTAACGGCAGAGACTGAAATGCTATAATGACCAGCCACTGCAGTAATGCCTATCTGGGCATAACCACTAATCACTGGCGCAATCGCCAATAAATTTAACGGCTGAATATTGATACCTGGAGAAATGCCACCGCCAACGGCAACGCTAATGCTTGCGACTGGCATGGGCCATAAAGCAGCACTCGCCAGCTTCTTATTGACATTCGTCGGCGGTGCAGCTGCTCCGGCAATACTAAGCTGAGTATCAACACCGAACATCAGCGAAAGCTCAATCACATCACGCTCAGACTTGCAGTCATCTATGTATGCCAACAACTTGTGAACATTACTCACATTGACGGGCTTGTTGCCTTTTTCCCATGCGAGGATCGACAAATTATAGGGTTCTGCTTGCGGTACTTGCTGATACCACGGCTTTACTTCGCTGAGAAAATCCAGTGATTCGAGCGCGAGCTTTAACCCTGCGGTAGTCCCACTCAATCGCCTAACTTGCCAGGCATTACCCGCTAAATTACGTTGAATGTGTTCTGGGTCAGCAGAGTCCCAAACTGGCAATTGCCGCTCACTGGCTAAATACGCAACTATGTTAAGCGGTGCCTTAGCTGCGTCTAATAACTCAGGATAAGGCTGCTTAATTGCGTAAAGCTGTTCGCTTAATGCCAGCTCTAAACTTCGCTCTAACGGGCTTCTATTGTCAGGCAGAACACTATAGATTTTCAGTGCTGACGGTAATGTTGATTGACTCAAGATACGGCGCCTCACTGTAAGAACAGCGCAAAGGCTGAACAGGTTTTTTTAGGTCAGCTCTGTGAGCCCCAGTTGATTGAAGTAACACGCTATAAAGCATTGAAGGTTCGATACTGCCACCCAAACGGTGTTGCTGTAGCGCGTATTCCTTCGCGGCTTTTTCAGCCGCTAATTTAACCATTTCTTTATCTGGACCAGGACGCAGATATAAAACGGCTTCACATTCCCATCTTGGGATCGTCGGCGCTTTTACTGTCAGTAAATCGGTCTCTTGCGCTATGTCATCACGTTGTAAATACGCCTGCGAAACATCAATTAAATGCTGATCAGGCATACCGTCACCCTCATGGGACAAGATGTAGCAATCAACTGTGCCTGGTGCGACTTGTCTTGCTTGAGCATCTTTTGTCTTGCCTGCATCTTCATGTTCGGCAAACTCATAGGTCACGATAACTTTATTCTTTGTCGGACTTTCAACGCGCACAGTAGGACGGCCACCCAATGTCATTGCATGAAAACGATAGCCAGACCGTGTGCCAGTGCTGGCTAATGCGTAGGCCGCAAGATAGTAACGGGTTAATAATGCCTCGTTACTCTCCATAACCGGCTCTACTGGCGGGAATGCGTTTGCATCACCAGATGATAGGGTTAAGCGAGTAACGCCTAATTGACTGGCGATCAAATCAACCATGGCGGTATCTGTGGCATACATGCCGAACATTTGTAATGCCTGTGCATTCATGCGGCGTGTCACGCTTTGCAAGATAACGGCAAAAGCCTCCGTTATCTTGGTTAAAATCTCGGCTTCATTATTGAATGTCTCTCTTACTGCATTAACATCTTGCGGTGCGTTCTGCTCAAGATAAGCCAATACATCAGCTTTCACATTAGCCAGTAATGTTTCAAAAACTGGCGTAGTAATGATGTCCGGTTTAGGTAATGGATTTTCATGCGGAAACATTGACTGGCACCTCAAACTTTATAGAACGCCCATTCCACTTGCCCTCAAAATATAAATGAAGTCCTGTGTCATGCCGTTTGGCCACGCAACGGCTCGGAATGAAATCCTTCAGCCCATTTGCTGGATTATAAAAAGCCTCAATCGCAAAACTTTGAGTCTGTATCAGCATGCTATCTGACATATTCACAGCTAATGTTTCGCGAACTCTGCTACCAAACTTTGGGCGTTTGGCTCGACCGGTGAGTGGCGTTGTCATCACTTGAATAATGCGGCTAACAAGCTGCTCTACACCGTCGATTTTACGTCCTGATTTCCGGTCGATACCTATCATAGAATCGCCTTTATATTGTCTGGCAAAGTCATGTCTAATGCGGCTCTGGTACAATCATTGTTCCATAGAGCTTCAATAGACTGTGCCAATGACGACGCCATCAGTTTATTTTTCATATCCGTTAAGAAACTTTGCTCTGCTGAAAAACGATCAGCAATACTGCTCAGTGCAGACTGAAATATTTCAGCAATACCAGACAAAAAACTTTCTAAGGCAGACGATGACATTGAGCCAGAAAAATAAGCGGCAACCTTTTCAATAATACTATTTGCCGCATCCCCTATCGCATTGAAAAACTCATCACACGCACCATTAACCGTTGCAAATAATGCTTCCGTGTTAAAGCAGCTAGACGGAACTTGATTAGTCAATGCGTCAAGTTTATTGGCTTGCTGTGCCATAGATGAAAGCCGTAATGTGTCATTTGACATAGCTGTTATTTGAGACACGTTACCGAGTAAGCTGCCATTTGTAGAACTCAATAGCTGGCGCGTACTGGATAGAATGCCAGGATTAACAACGCCTAAACTTTCCAATGGGCTTAATGCATTGTCTGCTTGATTTACCGCTGAAATAGCTTGATTACCCACCCCAATGGATGGACTTGAAAAACTCAGGCCACCTGATTGAATTTTTTTAAATAAATCAATATTCATTACTATTTAGTCTCGTTCGGTGTACTCGTATTCGGCTTACCATTTGGATGTGTATGACCATTATAAATATTGCGGTCATCTTGCATGCTGCGCGTGTGATCACTGACTTCACCAGCCGCATCAACATCTTTAGTCGCCTGTACTAACTTAGTGTCCAGTATGATTTTTTTTGCAGCTTTAAGCGTTAACGTGCCTTCGTCCATATCCCACATTTGGGCGCACTGGTCGCCGTACATAGTGACCACTAGTGCTGGTTTATCTGCGGGAAATGGGAACTGGCTAGAGTCGATACCGACTAACGCAATACTTTGTGCACCTGTGTTGCCGCCGCCAAAATTTAAAATCAACGCTTGCTCGCCAACCGTGGGGCAGCGATAACTAGATACTCGTCCCGCTGACTGAGAAAACCACTTAATAAATGGTGTCGTTAGGTCGCCGTGAGCCACTTTAATCGTTTTATTACCTTTGCCAATTTGACTCACTTGTCCCAAGCGAATCATCAACTGTTGCCGGCGGCGTAGTTCTTCAACCTCAGCGCTTAATTCTTCCATTCGCTCAAGGTAAGGGTTCAGCATTTCACGCACGACTTGCTCAAGTAGTTGTCTCATTGAAACTCTCCAACGAGTGATACTCGGCAGGGTCATTTATATCAATCGGGTTTATAGCGAAGCGTATGCCTCTTTCTTCATCGGCTTCCAATGTCGGCATACCAATAGTGGCTTTTTGTACGTACTTCACAGACCACACGGTGTAAGCGTCTAGGTCTGGCTCCGTGGCATCAGCATCAGCGCTAACAACATTCGCCGGTGTTACTTTTAAATCAAAATTAGTGTTCTGTAAGATCACACTCAAAAACATGGCCGCATTACGTGCGTCAAGTTGGTGAGTTTTCTCTTTGAGGCCAATTACCGCTAACACTTCGCAATGCAGTAACACTTGCAACTGGCCATTGCCAGGTTGATTATCAACGGGGTCCCAACCGTTCAATGAGAAGAATGCACACGGCGTAATAAGTGGCGCGGTTAGTTCTGGATAGTACTCAACACTTTTGAGCCAAGGCGCATTGGATTTAAGCCAAAGCCTGACCGCATCATGATATTCAGTTAAGTGGATGCCTTTACTCATGCAAATTTATTCCATTTACGTTGACGGCCAGCGATTGAATCACGCCCCGCGACTCTGCCTTTCATATCCGTGGTGTAATGCTGCATAAATACCTCCGGTAAACTGGCAAAGATTTCATCTTCTAATTTGACTTGAACAGGGTCAGCAACCGCCATTTTTGCCTCGCTGACAGGGAATCGAGCAGCGCCTTTTCTGGCGAAAATAGATCGCTTACCGCGCAGCCTTGTTACAAAGCCATCATCAAACTCTTTTCGGCCTAATTTGCTTGAATTAAAAGCGGCTCCAGCAGGCGATTTTTTACTGCCTAATCGGCTAATTCGCCCCTTTAAACGCCCAACAGACATATCGTTTAGGCCAAACCACAGCTTCAATTCATCGAGCGAGCCGCCCGTTTTTCCTAGCTTGAAAGCGTATTTGTGTGCCTGCATACGCTTGCGCATTTCTTTTAAACTTTTAGCATCCATACCATCACGCATCAGCCGCGCACCCTGCGCTTTCATCGTTACCGACGTTCTCGTAATGGCGCGGTTATAAGCGGCCATCATTTCTTTTTCAGTAGCGCCCAGCATTAACTGGACGCCCTCTAGCTGACTGGGATCAATATCGAATAGCAGGCTTTGTTGGTTGGTTTGCATCTTTGACTCCCAGATAAATTCGAGTCATACCATTGCCATCTGGTGCTGGGGGCCGCTCTACCATCCACTGCTGCCCAGCAACGGTGACAAGTAAACGAATGCAAACACCAATAGCATCAGCAGCCGGTAATAAGATTGAGGCCGAGGTGTTATCAATAAAACCGCCATGTTTTAGTTTGGCGGTTTGCTTTGGGTCTTTAAAAATAACTGTCACCGGCTTATCGACACCAGGTAGGTGTAAAATAGCCGGTGAGCCAAAGTCATTAGGATTAAAGAACACCCCAGAGTCATTGGCGCCTATCACTCTTCTGTCTCTTCGTCACCGAAGAAATCATCAAGCGCATCGGCTTCGCCTTCAGGGTCTTTGATTTCAACAGTCACCTTGGTTGAGTCCTTAACCACTTTTGCCTGACCGGCACGTACTAAATCACGAGCTTCTGCTTTGGTGACTTCTACGACAGAATCCACAGCGCTCTTACCTTCGCCTGTCTTTGGAAATACAGCGGTACCACGGATCATCACGCCAGAAATAATTTGAACTTTCATGAGTTCACTCCAGATATAAAAAAGGCGCCTCATGGGCGCCGTAACTTAAGGGTTATTACACTTTCTTGCCGTAAGCAAAGGCAGCACCATGGCGGATAGCAACGTCTGCATCCTGGAACACGCGCAGCACAGTACCACCGCTAGCAGCCTTGGTTGACTTATCAACTGTCAGGTCAAGAGCGCCCCACATACCGACCAGTGCCTGGCTAAAGTCACCGTGCAAAATGGCATCAGTTTCAAGCTGGGTAGATACCACACCTGGATAACCGTTAACCTGGTCGCCATCCCACAGGTACTTGGCCGTACCAGCCGCCTTTTCTGTGGTTTTGAGGATGCCACGCAGTGATGGACGCATGGCGTAAGCCATATTAGCCGCCAGTGCGTTGGACTCGGCCACGGCGGTTTCAAACGCCACGATGGTCTTCCAGTCCAAACCGCCTGCAGGGATTTGAATCGCATGCACACCCGTCTGGTTTTTGATACCCAGTGGCTGGTTATTGAGGCCCGTTCCGAGGAATACCGCCTTATCAATACCCAGACCGATACCGCGCAGCATTTCATCACGCACCAGTAAATCAATATCTGGCGTGGATTGCTGCATCAGACGGCGAGTAATCGGCACTGCACCGGCAATGGTCTTCGGTGACATCTTAATGATGCCCAGACCCACATTTGACTCAGTACCGTCTTCATCTTCATCGATCCAATAGAAAGACGCGCCGCTGGTCATCTTGGGAATATCGACGTTACCGACCAGACCAGTCGCAAAACGCACACCTAAGCCGGCTGCGATTGAGTTAGGGCGCAGCAGATCGATAAACTGGCTGCTCCATAAGTCAGTTGCAACCAACTCGCCCCCCATACCAGCGCCAGTAGACTGCGCCGCACGGCCCAGTTGCGCCAATACTTCATAGTTGACGTAAAAGCCACGCGCATCTTTGCCCATCTTATCTGCCAGAGCGACAGAGATTTCACGCTCAAAACCTGCACCTTTCCAGTTGTTGGTGATACTGGCGCGAACCGCATTAATCAAGCTGTAACGGCGAACATCTTTATCGTTTAAGCCTAGGTTCATTTCTGTACCAGTGGGCTTAACTTTCTTATCACGCACACCGTCAAGTACTAATTGACGGAATTTATCAACTGAGTCGCTATTTGCTATGGCTTCTTGGGCTTCGCGGCCCATGCCAAATTGTGAACCCATTGCCATGATTTCTTGGCAACGTTCAGTTTCTAGCTTACGCACTGCAGCTTCATCTACTGCCACAGCTGGCGCTTTTGCGCGTGGCTTCGCCGCCGGCTTTTGAACGCGGGTTTGTTCTTGTTCTAAAACATCATCTTCTGGGTCCATATCTAACTCTCTTAGTTCAATGTTAAAATCAGTTGTGTCGTCGTTATCATCACTTCGACCTACCCCGACTGAAGTGTCAGCTGGAACCGACACAGAGGAAATTTCATAGGGCTGCCATTTGGTCGCCCGATACCAATCAACCCCGTTTTCATCTCGCTTAACGTGGATGATCTCCAAAATATTGTACCCAACGCTGATATGCGGCCGGATACCGTCCTTTAGGTCTTGCCATAGTTCTTCGCCACGTACGCTATTGGATAAGCGAATAATGGCCCTTCCTTTCTTTTGGTCGATAACGGCGCTTTCAATCGCTCCACGTTGATCACGAGTGTTGTGATCCATGAGAAACGCGCCGCTATTGTTCAGTCTCGACAAGTCACACTCACCAGGCGCATGTCCAAGAATTTCCATGCCAAACCAACGCTCAACGGGCTCCTCGCTAGAGAAACTCAATTCAACTGTGCGGTTTTCTACATCGACGGATTCACGGACAAAGGTAAGGTTTCTAAACTGACGGCCAAGTTTAAGAGTTTTGCTCTTTTTCTTTGCTGGCATCTTGGTTCCCTTGTTGTTGCAGTGCTGCAGCGCGAGCTTTGCGCACCTCAGCAATTCGGTCCTCAAACTCAATTAGCTCTTTAATGACCGTTTCAGGGTCATCACCCCGTTCTCGGATAATTTGGAACGGGGATTTAGTCATGTTGTTAATGGCTTCGGTATTGGCTTTCTCGTCTTTTAACGGGTCAACCCAATCCCATCGACGGCCCTGGAAACAATGCTTATCAAGTCGCTCTAGTTCACTAAACCGCAAACCCTTTATGGCGCCGGTGAGTAAAGACATTCGCAGCCAAGTTGACTTCACAACGTCACAGAACGCTTGGCGCATCCAGCGCTGTTTCTTCTTCCAACCATCACGATCTTCGAGTACAAACTGCCGCAAACTGGAAAAGCTAATCCCCTCTCCGTCATTTGCTAACGTGTTGTAACTCACATCTAAACCGCTTGCGGCACCGCGCTTACCTTCTTTCATATAAGACGCAAAATTGCTGCCTGACTGATTGAAATTAAGCTCTTTTAGTGAGTAGCCGTAAGGCACCACTACTGACATGCCAGGCTCAACTTCTTCTACAAAGTCGGGTTCCTCAGTGTCATCTTCGGGTTCCACATCTGAGTCAGGCTCGTAAGCAATCATCTTTGATGCCGCGATTCTGGCGCCGGTCAATTCAGCTTCTCGGTAGCCATGTAGGTGATGCATTTCAAGTAGTGCTGCATGAGCCCATGGAACACCACGCAGTTGCCCCACTCGCAGTGGTAAAAACTCCAGCAGCATTTCACTTGCAGGTATGCGCTCATAACGAGCATTTCCGTAGAAATAAACCCTGTCGCCAGGGTGCTGCGTCAAAATGTGATAAGCCACTGGCCTGTCCCATTCATCGACCTCAACCCCCATGCGAATGCGGCGGCCATCTTTTAACTCGCGGTTGTAATTAATATCTAAGTGAGCGCTGTCCAGCAGTTGCAACGCAAACCCATATTTATTCGGAAACCCTTCAACTAACCGCACCAGAATTTCACCGTCTTCTGCTACGGTTCTGATAAAC